AGTAATAGAACCTATTAAACCTCAAGTAATTAAAAGGTTAAATAGATATAAAAAATGGGAATATGGATACAATAAAGAACATGATGTCATCGTTATATCAAAAACTGGTAAAATTGGTGAAGTATATAAAATCCAAAATCTTAGGATAGCATTACCTGCCGTCGAAGATGCTTATAAAAGATCTGATAAAAAATTAGAACAATACTGGGAAGTGTTTCCACACAGACCAGAACTAAAGAAAATTAAAACTATTTTTGATTGGAAAGCTTACCCAGAAACATTTAAACAAAATTTACATGACTATATTGATAATGAATTTAAAAGACGTGAAGAAGGCTTTTGGTTCTACAATAAAGGTGTTGCTACCTATCTTACTGGTACTCACTACATGTATCTCCAATGGTCAAAGATCGATGTCGGCCGAGCCGATTTTAGAGAGGCAAATAGACTCTTTTTCATTTTCTGGGAAGCGTGCAAAGCTGATACAAGATGCTATGGAATGTGCTACCTTAAAAATAGACGAAGTGGCTTTTCTTTTATGGCGTCAGGGGAAACGGTCAACCTTGCGACAATATCTAGCGACGCTCGATTCGGTGTCTTATCGAAATCAGGTGCAGATGCTAAAAAAATGTTTACAGACAAGATTGTTCCAATCTCAGTTAATTACCCATTCTTTTTCAAACCGATCCAAGATGGTATGGACCGACCGAAAACCGAACTTGCCTACAGGGTTCCAGCTTCCAGATTCACTAGAAAAAAGCTGGATACAAATGAGCAGATTAAAGAAATCATTGGGCTTGACACCACTATCGACTGGAAAAATACTGGTGATAACTCCTATGACGGAGAAAAACTTGCGTTACTTGTACATGATGAGGCGGGAAAATGGGAAAAACCTGAAAATATTCTCAATAACTGGAGAGTTACCAAAACAACGTTAAGATTAGGTAGTAAGATTATTGGTAAATGTATGATGGGTTCAACGAGCAATGCTCTTGACAAAGGTGGTAGAAACTACAAAAAACTTTATTATGACTCAGATGTTACCAAAAGAAACCGCAATGGACAGACTAGCTCAGGATTATATTCTCTGTTCATACCTATGGAATGGAACTACGAGGGATACATTGATACTTATGGATACCCTGTCTTTGACACTCCGAAACAAGAAGTTAAAGGAATCGATGGTCAAAAGATTGAGATCGGTGTCATTGAACACTGGGAAAATGAGGTAGATGGCCTTAAGAACGACCCAGACGCACTTAATGAATTATATAGACAGTTTCCACGTACTGAAAAACACGCGTTCAGAGATGAAACAAAACAATCTATATTTAATTTAACAAAAATTTACGAACAAATAGATTATAATGAAGATTTGAAATATTCTGGAGTAATAACTCAAGGTAATTTTCAATGGGAAGGTGGAATTAAAGATACTAGTGTACAATTTTTTCCTAGTAAACAAGGTAGATTTTTTGTTTCATGGGTGCCCGATGTACATCAACAAAATAGATATATTGTAAAACACGGGAAAAAATATCCAGCAAATGAGCATATGGGCGCTTTTGGATGTGACTCATATGATATATCTGGAACAGTAGACGGCAGGGGATCAAAAGGTTCTCTTCATGGTTTAACAAAATTTACAATGGATGGTCCTCCTAATTTATTCTTTTTAGAATACATTGCTCGGCCACAAACAGCAGATATGTTTTTTGAAGATGTTTTAATGGCATTATACTTTTATGGTATGCCATTATTAGCAGAGAATAATAAACCTAGATTATTATATTATTTAAAAAGAAGAGGTTATAGAGGTTATTCAATGAATCGTCCAGATAAAACAATGTATAAATTATCTGTCGCTGAAAAAGAAGTGGGTGGAATACCTAATTCAAGTGAAGATGTAAAACAAGCGCATGCCGCGGCCATTGAATCTTATATTGAAAGTTTTGTAGGTTACAATAACGAACAATATGGATCAATGTATTTTCAAAGAACATTAGAAGATTGGGCCGCTTTTGATATAAACAATAGGACTAAATTTGATGCTTCGATAAGTTCAGGTTTAGCTATAATGGCTTGTAACAAAAATAAATATAGACCAGTAGCTGAAGTTATTAAAGAAAAAGTTAATTTAAATTTTTCAAGATATGATAATAAAGGCACTAAATCAAAAATAATAATAAATGATTAATACAAGTACTAATAGTTCATTTCCAAGTCAGGTGGTACCTGTGGCGGAAAAGCTTAGTTGGGAATATGGCTTAAAAGTAGGACAAGCTATTGAATATGAGTGGTTTAGAGGCGGTAGAATAAACAGTGGTAAATGGCATACTGGTTATCAAAACTTTAACAGATTAAGATTATATGCTCGCGGTGAACAATCTGTACAAAAATATAAAGATGAGTTATCAATTAATGGTGACTTAAGCTATTTAAATTTAGACTGGAAACCAGTTCCTATTATACCTAAATTTGTAGATATAGTAGTTAATGGAATATCGGCTAAAGATTATGATATAAAAGCTTTTGCTCAAGATCCGTTTTCAACAAAACAGAGAACTAACTATGCAAACTCTATTATGCGAGACATGATGAGTAAACCATTGTTAGATAGCATAAAACAAAATTTAGGAGTTGATATATACAGCTCAATTGATCCAGCTAACTTACCTCAAAACAAAGAGGAGTTAGAAGTTCATATGCAATTAAATTACAAACAATCAGTTGAAATAGCTGAAGAAGAAGTAATTAATAATATATTAGATTTTAATAAATACGAATTAACTAAAAAAAGATTAGTTGAAGATATAGTTACTATAGGTATAGGAGCTGTAAAAACTAGTTTTAATAAATCTGAAGGTGTTGTTATAGATTATGTAAATCCTGCTAATATGGTTTGGTCATATACTAATGATCCAAATTTTCAAGATATATATTATGTAGGTGAAATAAAATCAATAACTCTTGCTGAGTTAAAAAAAGAATTTCCTGATTTGACTAATGAAGATTTAAAAATGATTCAAAAATATCCCGGTAGAGAAGGATATCAAAGAGGACCTTATAATAATGATTTAGTACAAGTTATGTATTTTGAATACAAAACTTATATAGATCAAGTATTTAAATTAAAACATACAGAACAAGGATTAGAAAAAGCATTAGAAAAACCTGACTTTTTTAACCCACCACCAAGTGATAATTTTGATAGAGTTTCAAGATCAATTGAAGTATTATTTAGTGGCGCTAAAGTTTTAGGTGTAGAGCAAATGTTAAGATGGGAAATGGCGACTAATATGACCAGACCTAAAAGTGATTTAACTAAAGTTAATATGAATTATAATCTTGTTGCTCCTCATATGTATCAAGGTAGAATAGATTCATTAGTAAATCGTATTACAGGATTTGCGGATATGATTCAATTAACTTCTTTAAAATTACAACAAGTAATTGCTAGAATGGTACCAGATGGTGTATTTGTAGATGTAGATGGTTTAGCAGAAGTTGATTTAGGTAATGGCACTAATTATAATCCACAGGAGGCACTTAATATGTATTTCCAAACTGGTAGTATAGTTGGTAGAAGTTTAACACAAGATGGTGACCCAAATAGAGGTAAAGTACCTATTCAAGAATTACAAACATCAAGTGCTAATGGTAAAATAGCGTCTTTAATTAATACTTATCAGTATTATTTACAAATGATAAGAGATGTAACCGGGCTTAATGAAGCGCGAGATGGTAGTATGCCAGATAAAGATGCTTTAGTTGGTTTACAAAAGATGGCAGCAAATGCTTCGAACACAGCTACTAAACATATTTTAAATGCTGCATTATATTTGACATTGAAGACATGCGAAAACATTTCACTTAGAGTTTCAGATATGTTAGATTTTGAATTAACTAATGATTCATTAAAAGCTAGTATTGGTAAATTTAATGTAGCCACATTAAAAGAAATAGATAATTTACACCTCTATGATTTTGGTGTATTTTTAGATTTAGAACCAGAGGAAGAAGAAAAAGCTATGCTTGAACAAAATATTCAAATGGCTTTGCAACAAAACCAAATATTCCTTGAAGATGCTATTGATATTAGAGAAATTAAAAACTTAACATTAGCTAATCAAGTTTTAAAATATAAAAGAGTTAAAAAGCAACAAGCAGATCAACAAGCTCAAATGGCCAATATTCAAGCTCAAGCGGATTCTAATGCTGAAGCTGCAGAAAGAGCAGATATGGCTGATGTTCAAAAAGCTCAAGCAATAAATGAAACGAATGTTCAATTTGAAAAAGCTAAATCTGATTTTGAAATTCAAAGAATGCAAACAGCTGCTGAAATTGAAAGAGAACAAATGGCTCAGCAATTTGAATATAATCTTAAACTTAAACAAGCTGAACTTACAAATCAAAAAGATAAAGAAAAACAAATAGAAGATAGAAAAGACGAAAGAACAAGAATACAGGCTACACAACAGTCTAAAATGATAAGTCAACGTCAAAACGATAGTTTACCAACAGATTTTGAAACAAATCAATTTGGTGGAATACCTATTGATCAGATTTAACAATTATTATTAATTATTATTATATTATATTATGTCAGAAACAAAAGAGAAAGCTGGAAAGCTTAAAGTAAAAGCTAAAGCGCTTAAACCTAAAAAACTAGTAAAAAGTGATGAACCTATAAAAGTAGATTTATCGAAACCAGTTGAAAAAACTGAAGAAAAAGTAGAACAACAACAAGATGCCATTCAAGTCGGAGAAACAAAAGAATTACCTGATGATAAACCATCCGGAGATATACCGAAGGTGGAAGTTAAAGGAGGAGAATCCGATAAAGAGTCCACTCCCGTTGTTGAATCTAAAGAAGAAGAAGAAACACCGATAATAGAAGAAGTAATAGAAGAACCTGAAAAGGAAGAAGAAGAAGTTATTGAAATCGGTGAGAAAATGGTACAAGAATCTAACAGACCAACAGCTGTTATATCTGATGAAGTACCAAAAGAAAATACAACTACGTTACCAGAAAATATTGTTAAAGTCGTTGACTTTATGAATGAAACTGGTGGTACATTAGAAGATTATGTAAGATTAAATCATGATTATTCGAACGTAGATAATGATACTTTATTAAGAGAGTATTATAAGCAAACGAAATCACATTTAAATTCTGAAGAAATTAACTTTTTAATTGAAGATAATTTTTCTTGGGATGAAGATGTAGATGAACCGCGAGAAGTGCGTAAAGCACAACTCGCATACAAAGAAGAGGTTGCAAAAGCTAAACAGCATTTAGAAGGTTTGAAAAACCAATATTACCAGGAAATTAAGTTAAGACCTGGGGTTACTCAAGACCAACAAAAAGCTATGGACTTTTTCAATCGCTACAATGAAGATCAACAAGTAGCACAAAAACAACATGAAACGTTCAAATCTAATACTAAAGATTATTTCGGTCCCGAATTCAAAGGTTTTGATTTTTCAATAGGAGAAAAAAAGTTTAGATATGGAATTAAAAACGTAAATGATGTAGCTGACAATCAATCAGATATTTCTAACACAATTAAGAAGTTCTTAGATAAAGAAGGAAATGTAAACGATGTTAAAGGTTATCATAAAGCTATGTATGCTGCTAATAATGCTGATACTATAGCACAACATTTTTATGAGCAAGGCAAAGCCGACGCAATTAAAGATTTAAGTGCGCAATCTAAAAACATAACTACACAACCTAGATCTAGTAATCCAGGCGATGTATTTGTTGGAGGATTAAAAGTTAAGGCAATTAGTGGTATGGATTCTTCAAAATTAAAAATCAAAACACGTAAATTTAACTAAAACTTTTAAATTATTATGGGATCAATTAATCCTGTATTTGGGACAATAGTACCGTCTCAAGTACAACAAACTTTACAAAGCAACTACTTGTCTTTCAACGACGGAGGAGTTAATGCTAATGACTTTGCTCAGCAGTATCTTCCAGAGATTTATGAACAAGAAGTTGAAAGATATGGAAACAGAACCTTAGGTGGTTTCCTTAGAATGGTTGGCGCTGAAATGCCAATGACATCTGATCAGGTTATCTGGTCTGAACAAAACAGATTACACATCTCTTACACAGGTGTAACTGGACCTGGAGCTGGTTTAGCTGTATTTAATGTACCAACAAACAACGGTACTATTCAAAATGCTATCGCTCCTAATGACACTATCGTTGTTATGAATCCTGACTCTGGTGTAGTATTAAAAGGTATTGTTGGTGCAACTGCCGCTGGTGCAGGTACAACAACTAACGTAACTGCGTATCCTTTTACTGCTGCTAACTGGGACGGATTGTTTACAGGTGGTGGTGCTGCTACGAACCTTAAAATATTTGTTTATGGTTCATTATTTGCAAAAGGAACTGCAAGTGGATCTTTCTCTGTAGAGCCTCAATTCACACAATATTCTAATCAGCCAATTATCATCAAAGATAGATATGCTATCAATGGTTCTGATATGGCTCAGATTGGTTGGGTTGAAGTAGCTACTGAAGATGGAACTTCTGGATACTTATGGTATTTAAAATCTGAATCTGAAACAAGACTAAGATTTGATGATTACTTAGAAATGGCAATGGTAGAAGGTGAATTAGCTGCTGCTGCTGCTGGTGTTAACTTTGCTGCTCAAGCTGCTAACGTACCTGGTTTCTCAGCTACTATCAATGCTCATGGTACTCAAGGTTTATTCGCTGCGATTACTGACAGAGGTAACGTATTTAGCGGATTCGCTGGTGCAACTGGTATTTCTGACTTTGATCAAGTACTTAAAAACCTTGATACTCAAGGTGCTATAGAAGAAAATATGCTTTTCTTAAATAGAGATATGGATTTAGAATTTGACGACATGCTAGGACAAATTTCTGCAGGTGGTCTAGGCGGTGTTGCTTATGGTTTATTTGAAAACTCTGAGGACATGGCATTAAATCTTGGTTTCTCTGGTTTTAGAAGAGGTTCTTATGACTTCTATAAAACATCATGGAAATACTTAAACGACGCTTCTACAAGAGGTGCTGTTGCAGTAAATAATATCGACGGTGTTCTTATCCCTGCTGGAACTTCAACTGTTTATGACCAAATTCTTGGTACGAACATTAGAAGACCTTTCTTGCATGTAAGATATAGAGCTTCTCAAGCTGACGACAGAAGATACAAAAACTGGATCACTGGTACTGCTGGTGGTGCTTACACTTCTGAAACTGATGAGATGGTAGTTAACTGGTTATCTGAAAGATGTCTAGTAACTCAAGCTGCGAACAACTTCGTGTTATTCCAAAATTAAGATTATTCTTATTAAAAGTGTTAGGTGCTTCGGCACCTAGCCTTTTATTTTATTAAATTATTATATTATATTATATCATGGCAAAACAAAAACAAGAAGAAGTATTGGTTAAAGAACCAGTACAAGTAAAAAAAGTAGAGGTTAAACAACCTCAAAAACCTAAATGGGAAATTAAAGATAGAACCTATCTTTTACTGCAGAATCAGTCTCCATTAACATATAGGTTAGCATCTAGGCATTCTACAAGATATCCTTTATTATGGTTTGATGCAGAAAAAAACGAACAAAGAGAATTAAGATATGCAACTAATCAAAATTCACCATTTGTAGATGAACAAAAAGGTGAAGCAACAATGGGGCATATTATATTTGATGACGGTGTATTAACCGTACCAAAAGAACAACAAAACTTACAAAAACTTTTATCCTTATATCATCCAAGACTAGGATCAACATACCAAGAGTTTGAACCTACTGTTATTGCTGAAAATGAAGTTGAGGAAATACATGCAGAAATAGAAGCTTTAATGTTTGCTAAACAGTTAGATATTGATCACGCTGAAGCAATACTAAGAGTAGAAAAAGGTTCTTCTGTTTCAGAAATGAGTTCTAAAGAAATTAAAAGAGATTTACTTTTAATGGCTAAAAGAAATCCTTATGCGTTTATGGCGATAGCTAATGATGAAAACGTAGGTTTAAGAAACACAGCAATTGTAGCTGTTGAACAAGGAATTTTAAGATTATCACAAGATCAAAGAACTTTCCATTGGGCTTCTAATGATAGAAAACTAATGACAGTTCCTTTTGATGAAAATCCTTATTCAGCTATGGCAGCTTGGTTTAAAACCGACGAAGGAGTAGAAGTTTATAAGACTATAAATAAAAAGTTACAATAATACGTAACTATAATTATAATAGCGGGTCACTTCGGTGGCCCAGCTGTTA